AAGACTCTTGGCGGTTGTGGTGATTCCTGTGAGAGCGAATGCAGAACTTCCTGGGAGTGGACCAAATGCTGAGTCGAGATATGCCAAGTCAGAATCGAGTTGGGTGCGACCAAGGTTGAGTTTGTCGACCAACTGTTGGAATGTATCTGTAGTCTGATATATCGGTTGGTCTTTTGGTTGCCATTCAATGGTCATTTTATTTTCCTTCTACCAGAGTTTGTATTAGTGCTTTGAGTTCTGCCATCTCATCCTTCAGGGAAGAGATCTCGATCTTCATATTATTTTTTGTTTCTCGTTCTTGCAATGCAAACTCCTTGCGCTTTCGTGCAAGGAGTATATCATCTTCGTTAGTATTTATAACGGTTCCTGTCTCTATGTTCTTATACCATCCAGACATACCCTTTACTTTGACAAGGTTCGCTTCCATTACGTGAGAGCAATGGAGCGAATAGACTTCAATATGGGTGCCTGACAACTGTTGGATGTCTTCATAACAACCTTCAACTGAAACGATACGAATGAGGGCAGGTCGCCATTGTCACCACCAACGAGGTACTTGTACTCAGAGTACTGCTGTGTCTCTTCATTAGTGACCCATGTGTTCTTCAAAGGGAAGTTTTGACTATTTATCTTGGTCCAAGATTTATTATACAGATCCTCATCACCTGTAACACCAGTACGATAGTACAGAGTGATATTCGCCAATGGAGGCACATACGCATCAACGAATACACGCAGACCACCAGAACCCTGACTCAGTTGAACAACCTTGGTTATGTGCTTCGAAGGACTCGAACCAGATAACGAGGCAGTCTCAGAGATCCAGTCAGCAGGTTTGTTACGGACACCAGGATAGGCGACTTCACTATCTGAATCAACCTGATTGTCGATAACATTATCTATAATCAGCATGCTGAGATCCTGTATGTCGACTATAGGAGATACATCAGAAATATACCCTGCGGCAATTGCGGATTGACCCGATGGACCACCAAAGGTCGAACTTTGGGTAGACGACAAGTTTGCTCCAACAACAACCGATGCCGTGTTGCCGCCCAGTGGATCCAACTCTTTCAGGACTTGATCGTCGTTGCCGAGATATCTTGGTTTGTTGAAGTAGTGCGTAACCTGATTACCAAGCGGTGTATTAACATTGTCGATGTCAAACCGTGGGTCGTCGTTGTCAGTATTACCGACCTCTGCGTGACTCATACCAGTTACGAAAGACCCTTGATAAGATATTTTCGTAGCATCGAAGAGTTCGTCTTTGAAGTCCAGCGTTGCTTCACTGAAAGACATTGCTCGGTTTGTTTCTATGACTGATGTGCCGAACCCACCCTTGCTTGTAAATGTGGCACTAGAATTCGCGCCAAATGGGTCTGCTAAGTCCACATAATACCCTTGTGTGTCTGGGTCTGTGACTTTGTTTTGTGCATGTTGTATCACATTATCAGCAACGCCTCTGTAAATTCCTGATGGAAGGTTTTCCATACCCACGGAGTCACCAGTACCCAGACCATGATTCGCATGATGAACCCTAAAGCGTGTATTCGACAGAGTATCTACAGTCAATGATCTGGGACGGTTGTGCAAGAACTTTTCCGCGTTTTGACTATAGAAGTTCGCTGAACCTGCTGGTTTGAACTTTGCAGTATAGATACGATATGCCATATCCTGATTCTGCTTTGGAGTCCATGTAGAACCATTCTGCGACAAGAACAACGAACCAGTGGCAGGTTGTTTGCTTACTCGCTTGGTGGTTGAACCCAATACTTCATCGTATGTTGACGCAACATATGCTTCATACTCGTCACAATCAGAGAGGAGGACGATAGCATATTCTTCACCGTTTCTGATGAATACAGGTTCTTCTAATTCGAATGTTACAGGGCGTGCCAATACGCTTGACAAGTTGTTTTTGTTCATACCGCTTATCGCTTGTCGCACAGAAGAAGCAGATTTATATACTCTGTGTTGGTTGCTGATCGAGTCACGTTCTGGAACACCAGAAGTAGTGCCCCTTATCTGAAGTTGGATAGCAGTGTTCTCGAACTGACTGCCTACTGCTGGAGCACTACGGAGGAAGACGTCAACCTTGGTAATGAATACACCAGGAACATCGTTTGCAGCAGCGAGAGCGAAGGTCTGTGCCAGAGGGTCGCAGTATTGGTAGTATCCTGTAACATTAACTACAGGGTCACCAACTGGTTGCGGGTTGCTGCTGGCGTAGTATGCGTCCGCGTATGTAAGAGTTCTGGTCGAATGCAACATGTTTTGTCTTACTCTTCGTGTACCATTTGCATCATAAGAAGACCGTGCAGTGCTTAGTGGTTTTGCGTTGGCGTTATCGACAGAAATATCAAGGAGTTTCACCTCGGTTTGTTTTGCCGCAAATTTCCACCCGATGGCATCATATTGTGCTGCGCTCTTCCCACCATAGGTCAGTGCTGCACTCTTTTGCTGGGCGTACCAACTCTTCCATTCGTTTTCAGATGAATACCGAGTAGAAAGAGGTACAGAAATGCTTGATGTATTCGGAATCCACATCTCGAAATACAACTCTCCATTCAGGTCACTCACCAAACGTTGTGCAGATGCACTTGTTGTTGGGTGGCCAGTAAGGTTAACATTGGTTGATGGCAGTGGCAGATTTTGAACTCCTGCTGCTTTATCATTTAACCATTCTGCCTTGCTGCGTGTCTTGATCCACTGCGACATTGGCGTGCCATCAAAGAACATGTAGTATCGGTGATTGGAGCGCAAACCTTTTGCATGACAGAACACACGCTTCTGGCGCATCCAAGGCATGGATATCGAAAGAACTACTTCATCCCGAATCTTAGTCACGACAGTAGAATCACCGACCTTACGGGTTGTGACACTCTGTCTCTGCGATGATGTTTGTTTCGAAGACAAGGTAAAAACCGCACGTTGACGTCGACCAGTCTTGGGGTCGATGTGCCATTTGCCAGTGTATCTCTTGGACTGTGTTCTGCTGTAACTAACAGTCCTTGGATAAAGAGTTTGTCCACTCTTACGGGTGATTGTTGACGCTGATACAATCTTGTCTGGTAATCGAGTTGTGTCACTCCAGTTATCAACTGCTGGGTGTAACGCTAATATACCCTCACCCGTGAAGACATTGAATGGGTTTACATTATAGTATCCAAATTCTTCATAGGCACTTCCTGGACCACGCCAAGAAATAACTTCCTGTTTCATGCTGGGGTCAAGAACCTCTTGATAATCCAACATAACCAATTCGCCCTTTTGAACCACATTTGCATTCACGACAGGTCGTCTGGAGGCAGGCAGGAAGTTTGTGTTCTCATACTCAAACCCAACATGTTCAAGATTAAACTTGCTATTCAATGTATGCAGGTCTTCGTTCATAGAAGATGTTGCGAATGACTCATCATCAATGAATGCGTTTTGCACAGAGGTTGCAGTAAATGCGTATCCTTGAGAGAAGTCCTCAATAAAGAATCCAGTCTTTGAGCGTATTACGCCATCTTCAGTTACCTCTACAAGATTACTTGCTTCTGCTTCCATTGCAGTGAGGGTGACTGTCTCTTCGAGGTTGGCAATTCTTTCTTCAAGTTCGGCAACGTCAGACATCTTATATCCGCGATACTTCCGACGGTTGAACCTGACATCATTCTGATCCTTGACGTTTCCTGGAAGGAGCACATCAAACAATACCATCTGCTTATCGTATTCAGTTGGAGGAACCGCTTGTTGTCCTTCATCACCCTTGTTGACAACAATCATAGGTTTGAAGTCTTCGCCATATGTTAAGGCGATATGGTCGAGGCGCATGTTATAGAAAACCACATCATACACAATACCATCACCATCGCGTGGCATATCAAAGCGATCAGTTGCGGTCATATTGTTTGCGTTTGGGTCTAACTTTGGTCGAAAGTCGATGTAATCATGCATCTCATATTCTTCTCCACTTATAGGAGAAATATATGTCGGGATATCACCATAGTCGAACAAAGGCAGGGTTGGTGTTGCAGTAGTTCGAAGTGCGTATGAATTAACAGAGAAGTAGTCACCTGTTGTTCCGTGATCGAAATACCCAACCTTACATGTCAGTGTTGTCACCGAAGCACCAATTCCGTCTGGAATCAATTGGATTGGACCATAGAAGTTATCCTTTTGGCCACCATCAAAGATAACCTCTTCGAGATAATCTATAGTGCCATCAAGTGCTTCTAAAAGTTCAACACCATCATAGAGGTCGGTGAACTCAAAGACGTCACCAGCAGGATCCCCAGAGGATGTTCTTGTTGCAGTAAAAGTTTCTGTCTTATAAACCTTTGTTCTGTGAGCAGGGGCAGACTTGGTTACATAGAAATAAACGTGACATACATTCCCAGCGGTGCCAGTTGTCGTAATTGTACCAGTGTTGTTGACGATATCAATGTTGCCACTAGAAACTCGATCGACTTTGTCCTGAGTGGTGTTTATAATTATCCACTCGCCTTTATCAACGAGGTCTTCGTTCGCGCCACAGGAGACAACGATCTTGAGGTTGCCATCCACGGTATCCGTACCGAAGCGTTGAACTGTTATTGCAGTCGGAAGCATAGAACTCACACGACCTCCAGGAATCTCAAAAAGAGAGATACTGGTTGACGGGTCTTTGATATACAACTGACTATCTTCAAGACCGACCACTGCACCTGGAGTCGATGCGCCAGTGCTATTGATCTTTCGAACATCTCTAAAGTTGCTAGAACCGATCATCTTCGTATCGTACAGGTACATGCGATATGCGTCACTGTCTTCAGTGTTACGGGAAACAAGCGACTTCAACCGAGTGTTACCGATAACAGCACCACCTGAATTCAGGAGAGATAAGTTCTCCTGCTGGTTGAGCGTTGTGGTGAATGCACCCAGCGAAACGTCACCAGCAGCATCGGTCGGAGCATCGAAAGTGATATAGTTTTTATACCCAACCTGCATGCCTTGATCGATCTCTGTTGTGGTCGTTAATGGTTTTGGTGCAGAGAAACTAGACCACTGGGTGTGCTCAAGATAATAACCATCAAGGTATGCGAGAGGTGGAGTACCGAACATTGCCCCAGGAATATTATAGAGTATCTTCTCTGCAGAGTCAGCGTTACGGAATTGAACAACGAAGTCGCTGACAATGAAATTACCGTGGGTGGCACTATGCCTTTGCGCCATGCGCTTTTCGATCATGTTATAGTCTTGGTTGCCTTCTTTGATCTGTACGATCTTTGAAGAACGAACTGTGGCAAACGTCACAAAGGAAGTCTCTTCAGCAACGCTGGCACGAGTGTTAAGTATCATGCTTATACGATATCGGTCTGCTCCTGGAGCAGAAAGGTTTGGTCGAGAACCTTGGTTGTCGTACAATCTAACATCATCGGAAACAGTTACGATATCTTGTACTACTTCAAAACCAACCTCGCAATCAACAAGACCTTCGTACTTACTGATTACAGCAGTTTGTTTCGGGACATATACGAAGTGACCTTGTGTGTAGAACTCTGCGCTCTGCAATGAGAAGAGGACGCCAAGACCAACAGAAAGTAAAGTGGATTCTGCTGGTTGTGTGTACACAGTCAATGTTGGCATTCCACTGCCACCGATAGCAGTAAGAGTGTCACCTTCGAGGGCAACTAGAGGAGATGCTTGGACGTCATTGGATGTCGCATTCGTTTGGTTGTATGATATATAACGACCGTACAGAGTTGCTTGATCATCAGCAGTGGCATCAACAACCCATGATACTTGGAACTGAAGACCGTTGGTGCCGCTTTGCGGTGGAGTTTGGAATGCTGTGCCGTTAAAACTTTCGACAGTCACACCAGCACTGAGGTTTAAACTATCTACAATGATGTAGTCAGCGATATCTGTGTTGGCACCAGATGACTTCGGGGATACAGCAGCACCATCCATGAAGATGTTGTCTGCCATACGAGTGACCTGTTTTTGCAGAATAGTCTGCAACTGGTTCAACTCTCGTCCTTGAAGTGCGCGCCCAGAATTAAATAAGACTTTGTGATAACCATCGCTATCCCTGTAGTCGTCTTTATATGTTCCTGAGAATGTTGTTCCTGTAAACTGGTTTGCCATTTCTTACTTTCCTTTAGAGGTCAATTACTACCTTGATATCTTCTATTTGATCAGCGTCACGAGAAACTGCTATTCTGTTATCTATGTATATAACTTCTCCGCTGTATACATCAACCTCTGATGGACGAAGAACTGGTTGAAGGTTGATACCGATTGGTGTTGCTGTACCGCCACCACCGCTGATCTGACATACTGAATAACTATCAAAGGCAGTGTAACCAGTTTCTCTTGATTGGTGTACGAACATTATTCCGCGAGCAGCATCGTAGAAGTCTATGATTGCTACAGAACCTGCTTGTGTGATCGTTTGATCGCCTGTGATGTTTTCAGGTACTAGACTTGCTGTGTTTACATACAACCTCTTGAAAGCAGACAGAGTTGGTGCCGTACACTCAGGGACTTCAACAAATGAAGCAAACTGAGCAGAGTCTTTCACTGGGTTGCGGACGATTCCGATTTGTCGGAAGTCATTAGTTGTTTGGAAGTCGTCGTTCTCTGTTCCATTCAACTGCGAATTAAACATCATGGCAGAAGAATGAAGATCAAGTGTACAGTTGCCGCCCATGCCCGAGTCACCAGAAATAAGAGCGCGAAGTATTGCACCAGATCCAGAACCACCAGAGACCTTGATTGAAGCATCAGCATAGTCTCGACCGAATACGAAATCGGCATCGTCAGAGTTATTCTTCATGAAGATGTCGGTTATCCCGCCATTAAAAATCTTCGCAGAAGCAGTTGCAGGAGTGGGGACTTGGCCAAATCCCTGTCGTGCGCGACCAGTTATAGTGATGGTCGGAGCACTGGTATAACCAGTTCCAGGGTTTTCAATATGAATGCCAATGAGTTGTCCAGGGATTGCTCCTGCCTGTATACTACGTTGTTGTAGTCTAGACACAGAAAGATCATCATCCGCTGGACCACCTGCTGCTTCATCGACAACTCGCTCGACTGGCATGTAGGTTGATGTCAGGAACTTTCGTGCTTCAGCGGCACCGATGTTGTATAGGAACTTCCAGTAGTATCCGTCTTGTCCAGCACTGAATACTTCTGTGCTATTATTGATTGGTTTGAATAAAGATGCGCGAGGAGTTCCACCAACAGTCCTGCCTTGTTTAATGCAAACATACACGTTGTTATCATCTGTTAATACATAATATGGGTTTGGGGCAAATGCGCCACTGGCAGTTGTGCTACTTTTAACTTCGGTATTTGAACCATACTCTGATGACCATCCTTCATAGAAGTTGCCAGCAATCCAAGAGAAACGAGGAACAACGTATGAGACGTCAGGCACCTGTTTCATTGATTGGATAGATGAGCGGAACACCAAACTCTCCTCAGTTCCAGAGTATGGAATAGGTGGGAGGGATTCTTCATTCCATTCCTCAGAACGTCCAATAGCAATGTAGTGTCTGTCAGAATCCCCAAGAGCGACGCCAACGTTCTGTGTGCGGTCGAATATGCTTACCAGCATTTCGCGTTTGAGTACATCTGTAATTGTTGCTGCCATACTTTGTCCCTTTACAACTTGCCTTGTTGTTTACAATTGTTTAATATAGATCTATTTATACTCTTCTCGGGAGCGTATAAAATTATTGTTCAACCCAATCAGTGCCGTCGAACAGATAAACATCACCATCCGCTTCGAGTCGAACAGGATGACCAGCAGCATATGTGCCTGTGCGCCAAGATTCTGATCCACCTGTGCCGTCATCATAGTACCACTTTCGATTGAGATCACGAAGACCAGTATTTGCGTCTATGTCCCATAATGTCTCTTCTGTCTTAATTCCCGCAGTGTCACCATTGAATATTTCTTCACTCACCATGAGGTTGTCCCTGTAGTATTCTTGCTTGATACGGAAACCGCTGGTGTTATAATATATCTTGCGCGTGATCGGTGCGGTCATGGTCGGTGGGGGGTTAGCATTCGACTGGTAAAAATGACGCTCGGTAATTAAACCATTCGCATAAACATCTTGGTGCATGATTGCGAATAAACCGTAGATGTTTGCTACTTCGCCTAAGTGAACCGTCGAAGATGAACCTGATGCTGTTGCTGTATCTGTTACTATTGCCTCGGTATTTCCGTCTGGGGAACTCCACAACTTGTAAGTCCAATCAAAATTGGCAGGTTTTGCTGACAGTACATCAATAGAATTACTTGTCGTTGTGACAATCAATTGGTTGCTGATTCTTCCTTTCAATCCACTGTGCTCTACCGCACGTGCGGTGTATGTACCAGCGTCTCCTACAGAAACAGTAGTTCCGCTTATCGAAAGGGCACTACCGATTGGAACATTGTCTTTGAAGATCTCGTATCCTTTTGTTTCGTAGTGGTTTTCTCCAGGAATAAGTTCAATCGAACCACCTTCTATCCGCAGATATGGGGAGTCTGGTAATCTAACAACCGAGACAAACAGGTCAGTTTGTCTTTGGTGTATAAGGTCGCCAGAATCAGGTTCAGCACCTGTGCCATCTGGGAATTTAGTAGCACTCATCCAATTGGGTTGTGTGCCAGTTCCCCTCAAGGCAGGTGGTATGAGACGAGACTCTAGGTCGGTGATGATCTTATCTTTATCAATGCCACGTGGCATGGTGCCCAATGCTCCTCGTGTAATTCCAGTGAAGGTAGTTGATGTTATGCCCGTATATCCTATGACTTCGCCACTGGGTGATGCTATATAACCACTTGTCGGGAACCCAGCAGTACTGCTAACATTTAATGGCGAAGTGCTTGTGCTGCTTCCCACATTAGTTGTGAGTCTAGTAGAGTGGCCATTTTCAATATCAAAGTTGCTTACGAAAGCAACCTTGGTTCCATCTGGACTACCCTTTCCGTCGTAGTCCCATGGTTCCGACTGGTCGCCTTGAGTGTTTCCATTAGCATCGAGTATAGGATATATGAGGCGTGTACGAGAAGCGGGAACGGATTTTGTGGCACCTGTTCTGAGGTCAAGAATTTTACCGTCACTAAAAATCCACCGACCGCTCTTGCCGCATGCGCCTGGATCTGACACACGAGAGTTTGCAAGTCGTTCCATGTTACTTGGCCACGGTTCGTCCCACTTACGACCAACCAATTGCTGGTTGCCGATCAGATGCCACATACCATCGCCAGACCAGCACTGGTGGCCATCGCCCAAGAAAGTTGTCGCCTTGCGGATGTTACCGCCATCAAGGTCAGACCAACTACGACTTTGCCCGAATGGTGCAGTAGTCTCGTTCTCTCCTGCTGTTTTATTTCTCATCATAACAACAGGGCGGTTGACGTCGGGGTTGGGCAGTGGTCGCTTGCCAGATCCATCGCCCAACTGAGTCGGGATATTAACAGTTCCGTCATTTTCAAGTCGGACTGATTTATATTCTCCCGACAGTATCGGGTTGTGGACATTGATATCGTCCCAATCGCGGTAACGCTGAACACCATAGATGTGTGAATCGTTTGCGCTAGTTTCACCCAAATTCTCTATACCATAACCGATAGTTTCTATAGTGTCGGTCGCGACAGTGTATCGTTTAACTGCAACACCTGAGTTGGATGATGTGTCATACTTCTGGCCACCTGTGGAGGTGTATTCGATGAAGAATAATGTGTTGTCGGTCTTGCCCCAGCGAGGATCGGCACCAAAAGCAACAAATTGGTCGGAGTCATTGGCCAAGTCTAGTAATCGTACTTGTCTTCCTCCACCACTCGAACCATCGGTCCATCTATCAGCAAGCAGGTACTGGCCATCGTGACTCCAAGACTGAGTATTGTGATAGTTGTGGTAGTCTCTCACGACTGCGTTGTTGGTCATCCTCCACATGGGTGATGCAATAGCGGTGTCGGGGTCAATGAATTCAGACCTGCTCAGCAACCCAGAAACAGTCAGGGTAGCAGTGATATCAATGGTGGGATCTGTTGACACTACGGTGCCGCTGCCAGTGTGGGATTCGGGAGGTTGACCTCCCTCACTTCCGTCTCCCCCTGTAAATGGGTCATTGTACCCGTATATCGGAACATTTTCAATTGGGTGTACATAGTCGTAGTGCCAAACATCTTCGTCCATCAGGTTGATGATGTTAGACATATCAATGTATGTCTCATCCATTGTACGAGCGTTGATGTCATCTGCGTCTGCCATATTCTCGTACTGGGTATGCCAGTTCGCCACTGTTTGTGGTTTGAATTGATCGTTAATACGAGACAGTACCTTATATCCATTTGGACCTGGACCAATCTCTGCATAGGAAGTTGAATGTAAACCCAGATTGTTCTGAGCAAGCATTACTCTTGCTGTTGATTCTAACAGTATAGGTGGCGGTGGTTGTATAATGGCATCTGGCATTGCTCCCAATCCACTACTGATCTGCCATATTGCACGCTGCGCGAGCGGAATGTCACGAATCATCAAGTAGGTAGACGACAATGCTACTTGGCCAGCGAGGTACATACCTGCTGGGTGGACGAATGTCTTATATGCTTCTTGCCATAAATTGACGGACAATGGTGTTGAAACTAACAAACCATACAGTTGGTAGAATTTGTTATCAGTTATGCGCTTGTCCGTTACATCAGCACCAATGGATGTAAATGTAGATAGGTTTGTCTGTATGCGTATTGTTACTCCATCTGGAAGAACACCCGTTTGTGTATTAACAACACCGAGGGCAGGGTCTTCGTGCACGAGGAGGACAACCTTGTTGTTCGCGTAGTCAATACTGAAGTGCACTCCTTCTATCAACTGAGCATACTTCGTCAGCGAGTCTGTGGGGTCAACGTATGGGGTGGTGACTTCAACAGTACCATTCGGGAAAGTCAAATCGAAGTCTGAATCGGAAATAGAACCAGAACCAGTATACTCTACAGTTTCTGCTGTGGGTTCTCCCACGATAAACATTTCATCACGACCATAACCTACTTCGATGTCCACACCAAAGAAGATACGGAAGAATTGTTTGATCGAAAACTCAGTACCCTTCGACCGATACAACAGACTGGAGTACTGAAGAGCAGATCGTTTGTCGTTGAAAGACTCGAAGTATGGTTTGCCTAACAACAGTTCGTTGGATATGTATGAGAGAAATTCTTCTCTTGTTTGTACTATGTCCCGAGCGACCATCAGGTCTTTGATATCGGAGACAGGGTTTGATGAATCTTCTAGACTCTTATAATATGCCTTGAGGAAAGCAACGAGTTTTGGATATCGTTCCAAGTAGTGTTCAGGGAGAACAGTCTCGACTTCGTAGCGATCGAATTTAATATCGCGACGATAGATATCTGTTAGCGTTTTATCAAGGGACATATATTCTACCTAGTGTCAACAATTACTGCTTGAGTGAATGATTGATCTGCATCATACTTCACGATATTATTCCGCACAGAGTTAATAACAGACTGGTTGGCAGGAACTGCGAATACCTTTATATAGTTCACCGAGTTGGGCACTGATTGCACAGTCAGTGCTGTGATGGTCACATTGCCTGTTAACTTGTCATATGACCCCACGTTGTCGAGAATAACCACACCTTCTGTATCAATCATCTCAAGTGTGCTTGTTGCTTGTATTTCAAAGATAACAGGGGTCACACCTGCACCAGAGACCTGAGTCCTTTGATCGAGTTTGTTCCGTATTGTAACAGTCTGATTCTCATAAGAAAACTGCGAAGTGTATACGGAAGCAGAAGTAGATTGTTGTGCATCTCTTATAGGTGTTGGAAACGAAACTGTGTAGTTTCTTGTTGTCGCCAACTGTGGCACAACACGTCTGTTAACGATAATATTCACGCGAGATGATAACACAGAAGGATCCGTGGCATCGATTTCAGTCAGTAAGTTAGACTGGCGAAATACTTGGCCAAACTTTCCTGTATTCTCTATGAAGTAATCGGCAATGGACTGGTCGACGCCTGCACGAATGGAAGACGGAGACGCGCCAGACAATGCAGGGTTGAACTGAAAGAATACCTCAGTAGAAATATATGTTACGATAGGGTCAGTGAACGTCAAAGAGAAAGAAGCAATCTGAAACTGATCAGCAAGGGAGATGATGCCCTGTCGGGTGTTAGAGATTGCTGTGGCATTGAGATTCTCTTTCCATACAATGGAAGTGAAGACCGTACCATAATCAGGTTCTGGGTTATCTTCGCCACCCCATGACTGGATGTCAGTGATAAATGTAGAATATTTTTTTAGTATCAGCGTAGAGTAGTCGTCAGAAGTTACCATTCTATTCTGTGCAGCAAACTGATATGGCGCGTTCTTACGAATCGACTCAATGTCTTCTTTCTCGCCACCACCTGCTGCTCTTTGTATAACACTCACGGATACATTATTCGATGAAATTGCAACCGAACCAAGGATCACGTCGGATATAACTTCTACCGAAGAGATACCATTCGCCAAGTCCCCAGAGGTTCGAAGATAATCTACTTCGACAACCTGTCCTCCAGTCGGTGCAACACCAAGTGAGGTGCCATTACCAAAGGAAACTTCATAGTATGCATTAGGGGATTCGCGAAGAACATATAACCGAGAGGCAGAACTGACTGTTGATGCGTCAAGCAGATTTGTGTATAAGGAGAACTCACCACCATCTGTGATGGCAGAACTTTGGTCTTCAAACACCTTTATGATTGCTGTTGCTATATCAATTTCTTGATCAGGAAGGACATAGACCGCATCACTCGAATTACCGACTATGAATTGTAGAGTGCGGTTGTCGCCTTCGTGGATTACGATTGGGTTGTCTGGTGCTGCTACAGGAAAGAATGTATAGATGCCATTACTTCTTGTTGCTTTAAGGGCGAGTCTATTAGAGAACGTGTAATCGATATCGTCTCTCGACCCACGACAAATTAGTTGTCCAGGTTGTATCGTGTAGTTTTCGTCGAGTGCTGGAATACCAACAGCATTCACGGAAAATGCTATACTCATTTCTGCTGACTTCTTGGAGTCAGGAATGTAACCCAATGACTCGGAAAGGGATATGACAGATGGTCTTAACTGTGCGGTGACAAGGAAAGATTCGTTCAGGGCAAAGTTTGTTTGCAATGCATTGTAGTGTGTGTTGTATGCAAGAACGTCAAGTACGCTGCTTATGCCAGAACCCTCAAAGTCGTAGTCGTTGAATTCTCCAGTCGTCTTCAGGTACGTCTTGAGGTTTTCTTTGATCGTCTGAAAGTCTAGTTCAGTTGATTTGATTGTTGTGGTCATTATCGAAACCTATTTAGATTAATGGTCGTTGTGAATCCATTATTATTTATTGTCAGTTCAACTATGATGCGGACAGTATTGAGTACACGTTCGCCAAAGTTTGAGATACCCTGCTCTATAAGTTGATCACCAACGTAGTATTGTACCTTTTCTACATGCGCCCTTGGTTCCCAGCGTTTGATTTCTGTTTCTATTCTGGTTGTCAGTACAGATTCTGAGAAGTTAAGGTGCATATCAAAGAGCATTGCAGATATGTTTGCACCAAACGTTGGTTCGAATGGTTTTTCAAGGGTGTTTGTCATTAGGATATTTTGCACTGCTTGTTCAACAGCGCGGATATCTAACTTTTTATATATGTCCCCAGTGTATACACCATTCTCATCTGGACTACCCGTCTTGGGGGTGAACGAAAGGTCGATATCAGAATAGAACTTCTTCTTCGTTGTAACCTTCGTCGACTTCGTCAGTCCAGGTGATATTCTTTGTAGTGCCATGGTGCGCTCCAGTTGATCTACTGGATCTATTTATACACCTTTCAACCGTCTATTGAACCTATGTTTCACCTATGTGGACAAGTTCGTTGCTCGAGTAGACTTTGCGGTTGAAATAAGTACACGCATACATACGATAAGTTGCCTCAAAAGAAGGAGTCACTTCTGGCATGATGACCATCAACTGCTGTGACATCGTTCCATCTGGACGAGTTGTATCATAATCCAATGACAACTGCTCATAGAACAGGTGGTCGCGGATGTATAATGCGAGGTCATATGTTGCTGCAAAATCGATCTTACCATGAGCATCATATAATGTATACACAACCGCACGACCACTGTGCTTCAATTCACTTATGGTTTGTGGTATCGTGTTTCGAGATTTTTGTATTTGCAAACCACCCAACTCATACTTAAATGGTTCTGTCCAGTATCGAGATCTCGTCGAAACTGATGGGTCGTACTGTTCGCGAATACCAGTGGCAGGTTTGTAATACCCTTCGGTAACTTGTAATCGATACGATGAGAATTCCTTTACAGCAGCGACTGCTTCCATCAACTCTGCGTGCAAGTACCATTGTCGTGCAAGGTTTTGTCTGTCAGTAAGCATAGGTACTGAGTCAATAGAGCACTTGGATCCAGGTGCGCCAAAGAATTTAGATATAGTCGTTGACCTAGACAACTTGGTCGAACTGCTTATGGGAGCAGTTTGCGTATCTGGGTTGTATATTGGATCTGCAACTATTGTTCGGGTAACCGACTTTCTATTCTTTGGTAAGAATGTCTTTGAAATCCTGTCTATTGGATTACCAAGGAGGGTCTTACCGAATGCAGGAGTGGGAGATGCACCACTGCGCCTCAACACGCCATAAGTTCCTGTAGGTGAACCTAAGAAGTATTTCGGGTTCAATCTATTTTCAGTCACAAGGGAAACAATGCATTGTTCCCCATTAAGTTGGCCATCTGGTGCCGACTTACTTTCCTGAGCACCCTCAAGAGTCCTCAGTTTCGAGCGTATCTCTGCTGTACTTGGAGTGTACTTGAAGTAATGTGTATACTGATCGAGTTTAGATATCTTGTTTTCAATGGTATTGTCCTTATCGACAATAACCCTCCGCACAGCATACGGTGAAATATTATTCCACAATTCCCACCAGTTTCTTGTAGTGCTGAATTCATATGGAGTATCTACCCCAGAGCGTGCTTTAGCAAGATCGTGGGAGGTGTCCAAGTCTTCATGGTTGTAGATCGCGTATCGAATATCTTCGTCCCAGAACATTGAATATATAGGCGTTTCATAATTTTCATATTCTGACTCCCCGATAAAATCTTGGATGCCATCCATTCCCGTATATCCATCATAAGGTTTTGCAGCAGCAGCGATTGCTGCTGTTGCTGCTGCGCCTGCTTCACCAGTGCTATCAGGAGTTGCTAATACCGCATTTTCCGCTGACCCTGCTATTGCAGCAGATGTGGCATAAATTGCATGCAGTGCTTCTGTTGCCATAAGTGAACGGTGAGCAGATTGTGCGTACTGAGCAAAATTAGATGTGTGTGCCTCGGACGCTTTGCCTATGAGGTTGCCTTGGAATACAGTTTTTCTACCGTTGTCATCGTCTGGACCAGTGTATAGTTTGCCAGTGTATATGAAATTCGCACCACCAATCTTTCCCGTTGCTCCTGTGACGACAACGTCATCACCAGAGATAACAGTGTTCGCACCAGATGAGGTAGTGAATTTCTGTTGTGCTGTGAATCGATTGTGTCTGGCAGAGTTCACAATGAAGTCTCTGGCACTAATCATCCGTATGTCTTTCTTCGAAACAAATTTCACCTCCGAAGAATAGAAGTTAAACACGTCACCCCAGACCTTCACGTCTTGGTTGCCACGAACCAGTGTGCTGTGTACGTCAGCAACTTCTGTCAGGTGAGATCCGTTTACAGTGTGGTTGAAGTTTGCTCCAACCCTCAAGTTATATGTGCCGCCCACGTCGACATTGTAGTCGCCATTGACAGTCAGGTTCAGGTCACCATTGTATGTTAGGTTTCCTGCTCCACTTACGACCAACTCATGGTCTGCTCCAACAACCTGTATTTGGTGTGAACGTGATGCAATGGCAACAGAACCGTCTTGCTTCAACTCTACACCAGCACCTGTGTGATGCTTGATCAGTATGCGCTCGTTTCCTGGAGTGTCGTCAATCTCGAACGAGTGACCAGAAGGAGTGGTGTTTGCTTGGTTGAATGGATATATCGAAGAAGTGGCGAATGGAACGTCAAAACTGACACCCATAGTTGATCCACCCAACCAGAGATCGTTTATAATAATCCCACGAGCAGCACCGCTTACGCTTGACTGGAACCAGTTATCTCTTTTCGGATATTCACCAGTCGGGTCAGCATATCCATCTTGTGGGACGCCTGTAGTAGACTCTGCTTCGATCCCCCACACTCCTGCAGAAGTGTTTAGACGATCACCAATCTTTGAATTATTCGTTGTCAAAAGTTTTGCTCCACTATATCAATATTCTTATTTAGTGGTGCTGGAGTACTGGATATTCCTTTGCCCTCGAGTATCTCAAGGAGGTCTGTCGGAGACAGTGCTGACTGTTCGTATGAATTACTGTACATAGTTTGTTTACTGAAGTTATTTAAAGCATACTCCCTCACGTCAAATCCAGGGTCTACCTGCTCAGGGTCAATGTCCATGTGACCCAGAACCTGACCTCCAGGAAAATGGACAAAGAAAGTTTGCATTATTTGATAGAAAGAATTATACTGAGACAGAGTCAGTGAACGGGCAGAAGCAACTTCGTACAGATCGTCAGAACCACTCGATACATTAAGACCTCCGACAAAACAAACACCAATAGAATATGCGTTATGGTTGTTGGTGGGGCAGTGTCTGCCTGAATAGTTGATAGGCATCCCGCGTTCCACAGAACCATCCCTGCGGATGAGCAGGTGGTAAGTATACGAGTCATCATACATACTATGTCCGTTTAGGTATGCATTAGTGTATGTCTCCGTCCAATGCACGACCATCTCACTGACAGGTCTTGTGATGGTCGCCATGTCAGCAGAGAGTTCTTCAACAGAAGTAATGTCCTTTGAAAATTCTAAGTTGAACTCATTACCATCTACCACATATGGGTTGGGTCCAGGAAGTGGGTTTTCCTGACTGATGGTGCCTGCGATGGTGCCTCTTGTTTGTGCCGAGGTATCCTTTAGTTGCCGTATAGATGCAGGAGACCCAGACGCCTGCTTCACATATATGGCAACCAGTTCATCTCTTCCCTCACCCGAAAGTGTATCCAAGTCGAGGGCAAGTGGTGGTGGTTCTATGTCTGATGTGGGGTCTGGAATCAGCGTATCGCTGAAAAATGGGTTTGTCAGTGATGCTGCTGGCAGGTTAGGGATATCACGCAATGGTTGAATGAAACCACTTCCCTCCATGAACGTGTATATGACATCTGCGGATACTTTACTCAACTCTGATACTGATAAAATACCGCTGAATGATGATGAGATAAGCAACCTTGTGCCACCTGTCAACTGCTCTGTTATCGATGCGAGTTGGTCGCTGATGCCGAATGCGCCAAGTACCGCATCAAACCCACCTGTGACTGCCAGTAGTTTTTGCTCATACAGGTTCACAAAACCGTCAAGTTGATTTGTTATGATAGCATCAACATTGAAGTCGCCTGCATTGATTGAACCGAATACGCTGTTCGACTGTAACACAGCAGACAGGGATTCTTTTGTCAAGGAAGGTGTGAAAGGCAGCATCATATCTGCGACAGTGGTATACATTTCCAGAGGAATGTTTCCTGCGATGTCAGGGTCGAGACCCTTCATCACACCTGCCACATAACTGGCGATTCCAGTGCGCACTGATTCGGGCATCGTGCCGCCACTCAAAGATGCGATGTTGTCCGCAGTCCCTTTGGCATTCTGTATGCCAGTTGCGACCATATTATTGAGGTTTGATTGAAATGGTATTGCCATGATTGTGCCTAATCTATTAAGGTGCGTTTTGGACACCAAAGAATGGTTGGTCGTGGCCAAACCATTGTCGGTGGTATAGACTGCGCTTTAGCACTCCATTATAGTAATTTGCTCGGGGCGGTGGTCTGCCAAAATATCGTGCAGAAATATTCGACTGCAACCTTCCGTTCCAAGGTTCTTTTGCAATGTTTCCCCTCTTGTAATCAACCCGACCAAGTCTTACTTCTCTTCTTCCCGTATATACTTCGCGCTGGCCAGCGACTTTTCCTCGGACGGTATAATCAACAAACGTATAAGCGTTCGGGTCATCTATATCTATCGACTGCTTAGTTGCATATGCGATGTTGAGATGGTAAGAACCACCTGCGTCAAGGAGAGGTATCTTAGGTGTGGTCCGTCCCTCAGCGGATTTATCAAAGATTTCTTTTGACGTTGTATAGTCTAAAAAGAATCCTTCTACCGCAGGTGTCGTAACAACACCATCAATTGCTTCCATTCCAGGATCTCGCGAGAACCAGAGGACTGCCTGTGATGTTGTAACCGCTGTTGGTACGATGAACTGCATCGTGGCGAAATAGTCTGTATAGTTCGGCATTGTTATAGGCATCGAAAGAACCTGATCTGGTCGCACAAAGATAAAGTCTATCTCGTTGGGGATTCCCGCCCAAGTTGGCGTGTCGAAGAATGATATCGAGTATCCATTGGCAGGATGAAAGCACATACCAAGCGCGGGAACAGCACTACTTCCAAAACCGCAAGTAGGGTTGGGGAATTTACCATTAACCGAACCAGGATATGCAGACGGGAGGATTAGTGCATCGTCTATGACAATGGGAGTGTCATTCCATTCTGGAGGGTACTGAAATTGTGGTGTACTCGAATACACTGGTGGTGGGTTGGGCACTTCAGGCGTAGGTGCTGGTGCGGGGATTATGCTGCCCGAACCAGAGGTAGCAGTATTTGGAGTGGTCTCGATAGTGAGCATAAGTTCTGGTACACCGACTTCGTCGTCAAACTTCTCGATGTTGATGAAGTAGTCTGTTGATGTATTCAACTTTGCAATGCGAGTGTCGAAACCAACTTCACCGCGCTGATCATATTCTATAACAAAGTATCCAGAACGATTCTGCACCAGAGAATTGCCATATATTGGTGGGTCTCCTGGATTATCTTTAGATATCCATGCATTATAACTTGGCGCAATACCAGCACCCAAATGAGCATGAATGATCTCGCCTACATCGCCATCAAAGGGAGTGGTAGAGAACTTCACACTACGAATCTTGTCTGTCGGTACTGTTATCTTCTCTTGATAATCAACAGCAATACCAAGGGTTGCTGAGTCGAGCGCACCCGCATATAAGACTGTGTCTGGGATAATGAATGTCATGGTTTTTTATCGTACGTGGGATCTGTAGACAATGGGGAAATATATTCCATGATCTTTTTCTTATCAGATGAAGACACTTGCATACGATTCTTTGGTCCGTAGTTTCCTCTGCGCTTGGCGACTTGCGGTATGCCAACGCCAGTGCTATTATTAAACGTTTGGTCCAGCATGGTAGAAATGCTTTCGGGTTGTGCAGAGTTGATGATAATGAGAGGGAAGTTGTGTCTCTCATTGTCTACATCGTAGACTTGCGAGTCATTGAATGTTGCAGTGACACCACTGTATGCTTGGGGACGAGTTACCGAATATGTACCATTGCCGTTATGCGTGCGGGGTTCAATTCCACCCACTGATCGCATTATGTTATGATACCCGATCTTGCCTCCATCCTGAGCAAACGTTCTCCTTTCTATCCATCCCCACAAGAACCCTGGTGATGGGGGCGGATCTTCAGCGTCGTACTCTTCGCCTTCTGCCAGTTTCGGAAGTTCGATAATTAGTTCCCGCAGCACCCGAGCATAATATGGTCCAGGATATACATTCGGACGTTCGTCATATATCTGATCTTCACCATTTTCGTCGCAGTTACGGAAACAACTGTTTGCTATGGTAGTCTCTCTTGTCGGTAGTTGCATCTCACCGTTGATGAATAATATCCCAGTACCATATGAAATATGATCGATCTCTGAAACTTCTTCTGTGACTGCAATCCAACCGTCTTGTCGACCTTGTTTGCTCGATGAACCATTGAGTCTTCCAAACCGTTCGAAGTCTCTGTTCGAGTATCTACCGATAGTTGACATGTTGGCAAGGAACCATGAGCGTATTGCGCCTGCTGCGTTGGCGGTCAGATCCTTTACATCAAGTTGGTTGTATAGGTTTGATACAAAAGTATTGACCTCATCAAGTTTAACTTTAAGCATTATCTTCCTCCGACCGTATCGTGGTATTGGTGCGCCAAAGCAATGGCGTCTGCTATGTTGACGGGTGTTAATGGGTGTAGATAGTATTTAGCGAGATTAAAAACATGCGACCCCATATCCCGAGTTCGTATCATTTTAGAATATGCTATTGACCGACTCGTCTTCAATTCATGCAAAACATACATCAACTGCCCTTGGTAGTCGGTAGTTTGACGAGAAGGAGAAAGTCTTTGTATGTATGAAACAAAGCGAGCATAACGAGATGAGTCGGTGGGATAACCAACAATACCAAAACCGTTGCTCTCGTTGTATTGGTTTAGTTCAGTGGCAGCATACAGCACAGCAGTAATGGAACATGCCTCGTATGATGTCATTCCGTTATCTATAAAGAATCGTATGACACCACCAGGATCTGAACCTAATGGTGCACCTACAGTTCCTGGGTTGTCGATATAGAACACTGGGTCTTGCATCTGCGAGTTAGACTGCACGAAGTCGTACGCGAATGAATTAGTTGATGGATCTTGTCTTTGTGCTGCTTGTACACTTGTCGGATATTCTATCCTCGGCAAAGAACCAAGTACCATAGGCAACTGGGAGTGTGTTCCATCGAGGAACATGCCAAAGACAAGAGTTGATGGTAATATCTGGCAGTGTGTACCAAACCCAGAACCACCAAACGTATCACTCGGTGTCATGACCTGCGCCCATGGTAGATCTTTTTGCGGGATGTCGTTCGTGTCGCCTGAGTGTATGCCGTGGATACGAACTTGCACTCGACCTTCCAGACCATATGGTGGAGAATTGTCTATTACAGTCGCGACAAACCAACGGAAGTCGTCACCGTAATATTCTTTGTTCAAGATACTCATACTAAACGTGGACCCCTTGATGCGAATTTAGAAATAGTCACGACAATTTCGTGTGTGGTGCCTTTGAATATATTTCTACATCTATGTATCAGATATTTTCCTGACAGTTCTTCATTAAAAGCATCAGGAGATTCTTCGTCTGTATTAGAATTCAAGAAGTCGATCATAACTGTATCGCCTACAGAGACACCAGAGTTGCCGTCGCGCAGTGCCTGCATGAAAGCAATTCCTGGGATTACTATGTCAAACATATTCTTGTTGAGCATACTTTTGACAGCGGGACCACGAAGTTTGTTTACATCGTCAGACGCATCAAACGTGTCGTGATAACTATTCACTGAACCATATGTACCATAGGATGTTATCGTGCAGTATTCACGAGAGTTCAATTCATGCATGGACTTTTCTGTACCACCAATATTTAACTTATGTTCTTCGTCATAGATGTTTTGGTTTGCGCCAAACGGAACCACTCGCATTTTCTCTAATCTCGAAAGGTGTTCTTTGATAGAGTAATGTTTCCTATCTATGTCACTGGTGTATGTGTCGACAGTTTTTATAGATGAACCGATAGAACCTTCGTACACCATCTTCAGCGTGTCTTGTATATTCTCAACCTTGATGCCCTTGACTGTGACTCCCTGTTCCGACAGGTTGCTCCCACCGACATCTGCTGCTGATGCTGCGGAGTAGATGAGAGGAACATCTTCATTGTAGGTTGGCGCGTTCATCATTTGCTCAAGGTTGCCGAAACGAACAGTGTCTCTGCCATCTACTTGGTCGTAGATAGTTTGCCAAGTATAGAACGGGGAACCAATCAAAGTTGTGGCGCGATCGAGCAACCACTCAACTGTCTCAAGAGGAGTGAGGTATGGGATAAGAACCTTCACTGGACCTTGTAGGGATGACCACCCACCTGTGTACGATATATCAACGTCAACATCAAGATGGTTCTTCAACACTGCCTGAGCAGTCAGTTCGAGTTTTCCTGTATACGATCGAGATATCCTTATATTGGCATCGCGATATGCGTGAGGAGAGATAAGGTTGATGTGATATATTTCTGTTCGGTCAGTCACCTTGTTCGTCAGTATAATTGAAACGAGATTGAGTACGATAGTGAAACTCAAATTACCAACAGACTCATCAGCAGACTCAATAGTGAACCGAATCTGTTCTGTGCCGAGAGGTTTTATCTCATCAAAGACTCCAATGTCATCCATGCAAACGAGTTGCGCGGTCACATAAGGTCGCTCGATGTCTTCAAAGAAGGACAACTCACCGATGTAGTTGGTGATATTATATTCTTTATCGAGTCTGTCAGCAAATATCACTGCTTCGGTGATCTTATACTCTTGTGCTCGCTGCAACGCCATTACAATCTCTGCTTCAATAGCATGTTGAATTCAGAGATAACAGTGAGTACTGTTTCGGGACGAAGAATCGAGATGGTACGTTTTTCGTCATTGAGATCTTGGAGTCTCTGGAGGTATGATATAGACTGCATGGTGCTCACTGAAGTCCAGTCGAACGCATACGGTGCTGTTGCAGAGAATGATGGAAACACCCAATCTTTATTGGAATCTTCATAGTGGTGTATTGCATCATGACCAGCGTATGATTTCTCTATTGAAGTTGTCTCGATAACCTGTGGTTCGAACGTGGGGTTTGCTGTTAATTGATCAGCGATATATGTTGAGGCATCAGCAGCAGAGATAACATGCAATGCGTCTCCCCGTCCGAGTGGAGCGTAACCAGTACAATCCAACCATAAAGTTGCGAGGTTATCATCTATTCGAATTATCTGAGCAGCAAGTTTTGTTTCTGGGGCATACACCCAAGACCCCACTAGAAAATTGTCCGAGGAGCAAAGCGGTGCCTCAGAGACACCCCCAAACTGTTGTATTATACTAATACCGTTGGTGCTCAACGCCATGTTCGGGTAATACTCTATTGAGCGTTCATAAACTTCCCAGTCAGCAAGTGGCCAACCGTTCGTTCTTAGATGTTCGTTGTTGAGGAACAATGTCCAATAGTAGTCGGTTGTACCATAAACCTCGTACGAGAGTTGGTCTGGTCGCTGGTTGCTCTTGATATAATACGACTGATAATATATGTGCTCCTCGCGGAGTTGGTCGAATGTATCAATGAACACCGATAAGTTTTGGAAAGAAACAGGTGCTTCATTATCTCCAAAATTATAATCGACGGTGGGAAACTTTTCAAAAAACTTAGTACCTGACATTAGAATCCGAATCCTATATCTTTTCTGCTTAGTGGTTTAGACTCCATAAAGGTCATGGCGATGTCTATCTCTGCGAAATATGGTTTGCCGTTCTTTCCGCGCAGGAATGTTTGATTCGCTGAGTTGTAACTTGTCGTGAACGAATCCAGATATGCGGGTGCTATCTTTTGTGCTGGGAGTTCTTTGTTGCCATAGAATTGCTGTATAAAGAACCTGTCTGGAAAGTTATAACCAGCACTGGCGTTGATGCCGAGACCCTGTGCTTGTATCATAGAAGGATACAACTCAGTCCTGAAAACTTTGATTATCCGTCCAATCATTTCTGCTTCTGCTTCAGACACAGGTTGTAATTTGAATTGGAAAGAGAATGAGCGCAGATTGACCTGCTTAAATAATGCGCGAGTGTTTGGGTTTGGTGCCACCTTGTTTCTTGCCCTTGATACCTCTGCTGCTCCTGGAGAGAAAGTCTTCGTGATACTGTTGACAAGCAGTCCCTGAATACCTTTGTCGGCAAGTTGCTCGGAAGGTATACTGAAATCAGGGGCACCATTTCCGTCAGCAATAGCACCACCTACTGCACCGAGTTCAGCGTTCTCATATTCTACCTTGTCGGCATACTGGACGCCTTGAGGGAGGAACAAGTGTATTGTGTTACCTTTAAACTTCGCATTGTCAGTATCACTACGCTCAAGTGAGTCAACCAATGAGAATCGGATTTCTCCTTTATACGACTCAGCGTCGAGGGGGAACCTTAATTCTGCCATCTTCTTCTGCCTAAATAGGTTTATCTTTCAATCTATTTATACACCATGAACAAGACTTATAAAGGCAAATACAAAGTCAAGAACCCAAAGAAGTATAAAGGGGACGTGAACAACGTTGTCTATAGAAGTGGTTGGGAACGTGATGTGATGGTATACCTTGACGACCACACTGGTGTTGCTGAGTGGAACAGTGAAGATTTTATAATAAGATACTTCTATGAAGTTGATAAGAAGAACCACAACTACCACATGGACTTCTGGATAAAGTTCACCAAC